AGTTCGGGCACATTCCAAAATACTTTGAAAGGTCGGTACGCCATGGCCACTTACCAGCCTCGTGGAACAAATACTACCGCCGCCGATACCGACTCGAATACTATCTGCACCCCACCTACTAAGATCATTGAATCCTTCGAGAGTCGCGACGTTGCCGGCCATAATATGCATATCATTACCAAATATTTCGCGAAGCCTTATTAAGGTATTTTTCATAAGAACATGATGCCCATGGGCAACGTCAACACAAAGAATATTGGCGCCGGCCTCCCAAAGTGCGCAAGCTCTTTCTTCAAAATCTCCCGACACACCTATGGCGGCGCCGACAGTACCTTTGCTTTTTCTTATTAATTCTGCTTGTTCTGGTATTGTGTTGTACCTATGAATTATACCTAAACCGCCGTAGATCGCCATCTGAGAAGCCATCTCGGACTCTGTAATAGTATCCATGGGGCTAGAAATAACTGGCAAATCAAATGTTAAATTATTTGAAAGTTCCGAAGTTAAATCTGTTGTTCTTCTGCTTTTAATTTCGCTGTACTTCGGAACCAATAATACATCGTCGAAAGATAATGCTTCTTTCATGAATTCTCCTTTTGTAAATTTTGAATTAATCTATCTACGTACCACTTTGCCTTTTCTAGGTCCTCAAGTGGTTTTCCCTTATATTTGTGTCGCGACAAATATTTTATAGCGTTGCCAGTGTTAAAGTCCATCTCCCACGATTCAATAAAGTCTATTACTTCAATTCCTTTATTGTAGTGTTCGGGGTGATTAACTGTTTCATGTTTTTTCAACTAAAATCCCGGGATATTTATCTGCTGTGGGAAGGATAACACATGCTGCGCGCCTTGCTTGTTCTGGTCGGTTGAGCCAAGAGAACCATCACCTCTTTTGGAAATACTAATGTCCTCATCATATAGTGAACCGCTAGTCTTCTCAACGGCACGAAAATGGACGACCGGGATCAGGACGACTTGCGCAATTTTATCTCCGGGCCTGATCACCTTATTGCTCAGTCCAATATTATGTAAATCAATAAAGACCTCCCCGTCGTAACCACTGTCGACACAGTGGGCGCCGACGATCAAGCTCTTGTTTGCAGCCATGCCGGACCTGTTCATCACTTGTAACATATACCCGTGTGGTACTCCAAATCTCAATCCAGTTTGGAACAACCTATTTTCATTACGCTGCAGCCTTACGCTTTCTTTGTCTTCAGGGCAGAAAAACACGTCTAGGCCCGCATCACTTGGGTTCGCGCGGCGGGGCGTGATTGCATTTTCTCTTGTTTTCATAAATTCTAGAATCATTTTATCTCCTTATCCTAATAATCTAAAATTGTGGTATATGGATCTTGTTGAAAATCCCCACTGTTCATCATACTCTAATTTAGCCATGTACGGCCTATTAAGGTGTAATACGTCTCGATCTTTTACGCCCCAACATTTAATACTAGTCATCTCGGAAGTATTATCAATCACCCTTAATATCCAATAGCCATGTCCATTTTTTGTTTTTTTAGGAATAATCTCCCTAGGAATAAACCATGCTACTCCGATATCAGTATCCCAATCTCCAAGGGCCGGGACGCAGTGCTCGTTGAGCTTCTCCTGAATTGATTTATTTACCACCAAGTCTAAGGGGAAGATCCCAGTTAAAGATGAAATATATTCAATTTTCTCTTCATCTGAAAAGCCCTCCTCCGGACTATAGGTTTCAAGATTTTCTAAAAATCTTTTTTTGTTTTTAGGTCGATCGACAGCAATGGCGCTCCAAAAATGTTTTTCACCAGTGAATCTCTCGTCAATAAGCGAGTTTAGCGCTCCGGAGCGACATAAAACATCCAAGGCTTTTTTATTTAGTTTGGAATAACTTACCTCCTCGTGGAAGAGAAATTCTTCAACGTCGTTGAATGGCCTGTTCATCATTATCTGTTCAATTGCTTTCTCTCCCAGCCCCTTGACAGAACTTAAAGGCTGAATAAGAGTTGTAGAATCCGCGGAGATCTCCCATTGGACGTCGGATAAATTAATATCGACAGGCTGAATATCGAACCCCATAACTTTTGCAATATTAATGGCCTGTTCTTTTCGGTCTTCTGGCTCTTTGTCTAAGAAAGCCGCCATCCACTCCGCCGGATAATAATTTAACAACCATGCGCATTGAAAACTGAGTATAGAATAAGAAACAGCGTGAGACTTATTAAAACCATAGCCAGAGAAATATTCGAATTTCTGCCATAACTTGTTGGCTGTGTCTTTATCCATCTTCTTCGTCGCGCAGCCCTCGATAAATTTCTTTTTGATCTTGTTCTTCTCTCTCGCACCTTTTCCTGTCCCCTTTTTAGTTAGTAATTTTCTTAATAGATTGGCTTCATCCAAAGAAATATCATTTCCAAGTTTATGTGCCAATAACGCAATTTGTTCTTGAAAGATCAAGAACCCATATGTTTCTTTAGTTAGCTCTTCTGCTATTTTATTAATGTACCCGATATTTTCTGGATTCTCTTTAGCTTCCACATATGACTTGTCTACGTCAGCACCTAATGGCCCTGGTCTATAAATGGATGTAATCGCAGAGATGTCAATGATATTATCTGGTTTAGCCCTCACACAAAATGATTGGGCGCCCTTTTGAGTAAATTGAAAGATACCCGCAAATTTTCCTTTGTGAAAAATATTCTTATATACCTTCTCATCGTCCATATTGATTTTATCCGGATGGAGATTTTCATCGTAATAATTTTTTATATCCTCGAAAGAAGGCTCAGAAACGTTGTGATGCCTTTTTAATATGTGACCAATTGCGCTCTCAATCATTCTTAAGGTTGATAGGCCTAAAATATCAAACTTAATGAACCCTAATGGCTCCAGATGTCTAACATTCTGCCCTTCTGACCACGGAGTTTGTATCACCCCGCCACTTTGGATTAAAGGCATATGCTTGTCCAAATCCTCACCAATCACGACGCCGCCGGCATGACGACTAACAGCACGAGTTTGTCCGTGTAAGGCTTGAATGTGTGTTTTGATATGTGGATATTTGTTCAGAAAGTTTTGTAGAGACTCGGAATATTCCATGACCTCTTCAAAATTTGGAACATAAACCCCACACTTAATACCGTGAGCTTTTTTCGCGGCGGGAGTGGCCTCTCGCATCATTCGCGAAGTTACGGTGTTGACTTCGACAAAAGGAATATCGTAAAACTTTGAGATATCTTTAATTAGCGAACGTAGCTGCAGCGTATTAAAATTAGAAATAGGTACCACTGTTGTCTTGCCCCACTCTCCCATCAGCACTTCTTTAATTTCCATAGGATCCGCAACATCGTAATCAATATCTGGGTAATCTGTCGCGTCTTTACGAAGAAACCTTTCGAAAAGTAGATTGTATTTAATCGGATCGACTTGTGTAATACCCAAAGCATACGCTACCAGAGAGCCGGCGGCCGAACCTCTGCCCGGTCCGGTTAACATCGTATCGTTTGACTTATCGGCGATAGCTTTCATAGTCAAAAAATATTTACTAAACCCTCTATCTTCAATAACATCAATTTCTGTTTCAAGCCTTTCCCTATAATTCTTTCTATCAAATAAGCCCAAGCTCTTTAGCCCCTCAAAACAGAACTTGCGTAAAGTTTCATCTGCCGTGGAATCGGGAGGTACAACAAAACCCGGAAGCCTAACCTCAGTGTCCGGAGTAAATTCTTCGATCATCTCATGTGCAATGTGATATGTGTTTGTTATTGATTTGAGTACCACATCGTCATCATAATCATATCCTTCAGAATACTTTTTATAGCTCTCCCACATTTGATCGCCGTTCTTTGGATATAACTCGTAACCAATTTCTTCAACATCAATGGGTAGTTCGTCGGTCATCCACTCAGGGCGAGATCGGCCGATCCAACCTAGGCGCTTATAAAGTTCTCTATCTTTCCAGGCAGTAGGGTTGGGATAATGGCTATCAGCAGTCGAAACCAAACCAATTCCAAATTCCTCGTGCATCTTAATGACATATTTGTTTAGTTCATGTTGTTCTGGAATGTTATTCCACTGGACCTCTCCAAGCCATCGAGTGCCAAAAATGTCTATCATATTACGGGTAGTATCTCGCATAGCTTCAAGCACAGCGTCTTCGCCTTCGTCTCTATTTTCCCAATAATTTCCAGCATATACTCCGCCAAGGCATGCGGAGCTAGCGACGACGCCTTCTCCATATTTCTTGAGTAACTTGTAGTCAACACGGGGATACCGATAGTAATTGTCTCCCTGGTACGATTCCGATACCATCTTGAAGATATTGTTGAGGCCAGCTTGATTCTGTGCGAGTAATACAAGGTGGCGACGTCTTCTAAGGATGCCATTACTCTGTTTTGAGGCACCTTCATTTTCGATCGACATCTTGGTATCGTTTTTTTCAAGAGCTTTCGCTGACTTTTTATCATTCTTAGCTTTTTCATAGTGTTCTTTCCACTCTTCTACTGAAGGTAAAAAATAAGCTTCAATGCCAAAAATAGGCTTAAAGCTCTTGCCTTCTTCTTTCATTTTCTTTGCGTGAATAATTTGATAAGATAAGCCGTTCATATTGCCATGATCGGTTAAAGCTAGAGCGTCGCATCCATTTTCGTATGCGTAGTCCATATGTTCTTGTGGATAGCCAAATCCGTCGAACGGTGAGCCTACAACACTATGTGCGTGCAGGCCAACGAAAGAGATTTTAGAAGTCCTTCTTTGCATTATAACTCCTTAATGTTACTTATCCATAATAGCGCACTATAATTAAAAAGTCAATCAACTTTTTCATTTTCTTTATGTAAAAATAAAGACATCGCTTTTAAATTATAAGAAGCCTTTATAGGTATAAAGGGGAACAAAGCGTGTACTAAAAAATATGCGCCGGATATTAAAAGTTTAATTCCTATTGCCGCGGCAAATTTGGCATGCTCGATATAGCCTAGACCTTTTGACCGCGGATGACTAGTGAATAAAGATATCACCCTTCCAACTGTTTTTCAAGAGTTCTAGTTACGTAGTCAATGGCGGCGTGAAGCTCCTTGTCAGTTTGGCCCTCGGCTGCCATAACGGTATCTACCAAATGACGTCTAAGATCCGGACTTTTAACTGACATGATCTGATCTACAAGCTGATCAACCGCATCATCCCCTAAAGCCTCTCCGATGTGTTTAGGCGCCTTTCTCATGAGCGTGGCCGGGTCGAGTTGCGTTCTCTGGCCGCGGCCGAGCATTATGCTTCTTGCCGAGCCCCATTCAGGTTCACAATCATTTGTATAGCCGCCGGCTTCTCTTGAGTACGTGTCGCTAAGACGCTGTACCAGCAAAGAAAACAACTCTTCGTTCTGGTCGCTAAGCCGATGCATCGCTTTGACCATAGACTGCCAGCAAATATTTCCTGTTTTAGATTTTAAAGTGGATTTATCCGCGGTGGCCAACGGTCGGGTATCTTGCTGTGGGAACTCCTGTTTTGTAAGTCGCGGGCTAGCTTCTTGCAGAGCTTCTAAAACAACAGTTCTTATAGCTTTCTTTGTCACTATCATATAATAAATAGTCTTTACTCATATCCAATACCATTAAATTCTCTATATTTTAATATATTGCTAGAAGGTTTCTTGATACCACCTGTGTTGGAAAGATACTCACAATAATTTTGCCAGCTATCTATATTAAAATACTCTAAAGTCTCAATTTGTTGGACTGACGTTTTTTTTATATATTCAAATACTTCTTTTATAGAAAAATATCTGGCGGAGTATCTCTTACTTATAGGAAGTTTTTCCTTAGTTTCATAATTTTTGTACATGCCCGTGGCTTTATTGCGAAACTCTTTAGTCAACTGTTTATAAGTTTCAAAATCAAATGTAAAGCCCAT